ACTTTTAAATTATGGCACGTTCACAACCTTTTACAGTAGCATGTGAAGGCGGTTTAGTTACTGCTTCTAATCAGATTGATTTGCTACGAAGACCCGGTGTAGCTACACAGTTAGAAAACTTTGAAGTTTCTATAGACGGTGGTTACAGAAGAATTAGTGGATTTACTAAATTTGGTGAAGGTAGTGCAACACAACCAACTGGAGGAGCTACTCCTATACTAGGAGTATTCCCATACGCAGATGGTGTTATAGTAACTGCTGGTACTAACATTTATTTTAGTAACGATGGAATAACATGGTTACAGATAAATAAATTATCTGCAGGTGGTGGTGACGATTATACAACCTTTACAGGTAAGTCAGCTACTGCAAGAACTGGACAAGGGCAATGTCAGTTTGTACTTTTTGAAGGTGCAACATTTAATTACGGTGAAGTAATTATAGCTGATGGTGCTAACAAGCCTTGGTCTTTTAGAATGGAAGGCACAGGAGCTTTAAATACTAGAACATTTTTTACTAAAGAAATAACTGTAGACGGTACTAACGGTGTTAAATATATAGCCATACACGACCATCATTTAATTGCAGCAGGAGTAGAAAATAATTTAAACACAGTATACTATAGTGTTTATAATGACCCTGATAACTTTACAGGTTCTGGTGCAGGTTCTGTAACTATATCAGACCAAATACAAGGTGTTAGCGGATTTAGAACAGATTTAATAGTTTTTTGTAAAAATAGTATACATAAGCTCATAAACATAAATGACAGTGCTAATATACGTATAGACCCTATTACAGAAAACGTAGGATGCTTAAGTGGTTATAGCATTAAAGAAATTGCTGGTGACTTAGTATTTTTAGCACCAGATGGAATAAGAACAGTTGCTGGTACAGCTAGGATTGGTGACGTTGAGTTAGGAACTTTATCTAAAGCAATACAGCCTATACTAACATTATTAGCTCAAAACATAGATGACTATCAAATAACAAGTGTAGTTATAAGAGAAAAGTCACAATACAGATTATTTTACAGTAACATAAATGCAGTTTCTTCAGGACAAAGAGGAATTATAGGAACACTTAGACCAAATGGTTTTGAGTGGTCAGAAACAAGAGGATTAGAAGTAACAGAAATAGGTTCGGGATTTGATGCTAACGGTGTTGAAAAATATTATCACGGGAATAATTCAGGTTATGTGTTTGTACATGATTCAGGTAATGATTTTGACGGAACTGCTATATTAGCAAGATATGCTACACCAGACTATGACTATGGTGATTTAGGAACTTTAAAAACGTTACACTATTTAAAAGTTTCAGCAGGTTCAGACGGTCTAGCAACTCCAGAAGTACAAGTTAGATTTGATTATGGAAGTGGTAATTTACCACAGCCTAATGCTAATTTTTCATTAGGTACAATTAATCCACCTTCTATTTTTGCTCGTGCTGTATTTGGGTCAAACATTTTTGGTGCAACACCAGCACCTACAATTAGAATACCATTACAAGGAAGTGGGACTTCAAACAATTTTACATTTATTTCAAACGATAGTAAACCATCGTATAAAATTAACGGTTTATATGTAGATTACATACCTTCAGGTAGGAGATAAAAACAATGGCAGGTTATATAAGACAAAGTACTTTCGTAGATGGCGATACAATTACTGCTGCATTATTTAATAACGAATACAATCAGTTAGTCAATGCATTTAGTAATACATCAGGTCACAAACACGATGGTACAACAGCAGAAGGACCAGTAATAGGTCTGATTGGTGATGCAGGTGAGACATCTCCAAACAATAAAGTATTAATAGATACTGTAAATAACTATATAGAATTTTATGTAGAAGTATCTTCAGCACCTGTACAACAATTATATATTGCAGATGGAGCTATTATTCCTGTCACAGATAGCGACATTGACCTAGGTACAACAAGTTTAAGATTTAAAGATACTTATACAGATACAGTCACAACAACTGGTGATGTAAGTATCGGTGGTGATTTAACCGTTACAGGTAGTGCTACTATTTCAGGTAATCTTACATTCGGTGATGCAGATACTGATAGTATTAATTTAGCTGCTGAGATTGATTCTAATATTGTACCTAATACAGATGACACATACGACTTAGGTACATCTTCAAAACAATGGAAAGATTTATACATAAACGGTACAGCTAACATAGATAGCCTTGTAGCTGATACAGCAGACATTAACGGTGGTACAATTGATGGTGCTACCATAGCTACTTCAGATATTACTGTAGGAGCTGGTAAAACTTTAAACGTCTCTGCAGGTACTTTAACACTTGCAGACAATCAGATTAGTGGTGATAAAGTTGAAGGCGGTACAATAGCTGCAACAACTATCACTACATTAACTTCAACAACTGGTAACATTACTAACGTAAACGCTACTACAGTAGATTCTACAAATCTTGAAGTTACAAATTTAAAAGCTAAAGATGGAACTGCTGCAGGTTCTATAGCAGACTCTACAGGTGTTGTAACGCTTGGAAGTTCTGTACTAACTACAACAGATATTAATGGTGGAACTATTGATGGTGTTACTATAGCTACATCTGATGTTACAGTTGGAACTGGAAAAACTTTAGATGTATCTTCAGGAACTTTAACACTTGCAGATAATCAAATATCCGGTGATAAAGTTGAAGGTGGTACAATTGCTGCAACAACTATAACAGATTTAACTTTTGGTAGTCTTAACGATGGCATCATAACTGTAACAGCTTTTGCTGATGAAGATGATATGTCTTCAAATAGTGCTACATTAATTCCAACTCAACAATCTGTAAAAGCTTATGTAGACTCTCAGGTGACCGCACAGGACTTAGATTTCCAAGGTGATACCGGAGGTTCTTTAAGCATTGACCTCGACTCAGAAAGCCTTACAATCGCTGGTGGGACAGGTATAGATACTAGTGGAGCTACTAACACTTTAACAGTTGCAATAGATAGTACTGTAGCAACTTTAACAGGCACACAAACTTTAACAAATAAAACATTAACAACTCCAGTTATTAGTTCTATATCTAATACTGGTACATTAACTTTACCAACTTCAACAGATACATTAGTTGGTAGAGCTACAACAGATACTCTTACAAATAAAACTCTTACAAGCCCTGTAATCAATACAGGTGTTTCAGGTACAGCTTTCCTTGACGATGATACTTTTGCAACTGCAACAGCTAGTACATTAGCTTCTTCAGAATCTATTAAAGCTTATGTAGATACTACAGTTGCTGCAACTAATGAAGTTGTTGAAGATTCTACTCCACAGTTAGGTGGTGATTTAGATTTAAACTCTAATAATATTACAGGTACAGGTAACATTAATATTACAGGTACTATACAATCTTCAGGAAACATTACAGGAACACTAGCTACAGCAGCTCAACCTAATATTACAAGTCTTGGTACGCTTACAGGTTTAACAACTACAGGCGATATTAACTTTGGCGATAGTGACAAGGCAGTCTTTGGTGCTGATTCAGATTTAGAAATTTACCATGATAGTGTTTCAGGCAATAGCGTAATTAAAGAATCAGGAACAGGCGATTTAGAAATTCTAGCAGCTAATTTATCTTTAAAACGAGAAACAGGCTTAGAAACATACCTTTTTGCACAAAAAAATGCAGGAGTAACTCTTTACTACGACAACTCACCAAAACTAGCCACAACCGCAACAGGCATAGACGTAACAGGTGTAATAACAACTGATGGCTTAACCACAAGTGCAGATATTAACTTTGGCAATGGTGACAGAGCTATCTTTGGTGATGACGATACACTTCAAATGTACAGCAATGGTGCTAACAGCTACATTATTGAGTCAGGTACTGGAAACTTTGAAATTAGAGCAGATGACCTTGTACTCAAAGCATCTGACAACACTGAAACTATGGCAAGGTTTAATAAAGATGCCGAAGTTACTTTAGCTTATAACGGAGAAACCAAGTTTTCCACAACCTCATCAGGCATAGACGTAACTGGCACAGCCACAATGGATGGGCTTACTGTTGATGGTTCTTCTGAAATACGCTCAACTTTTGATGCAACTTTAAATATAACTAGCACAGCATTTACCGTTAATTCTGGCGATGTTTATGGGAGTTTAAATTTCGTAACTGAAGACGGCTCTGTTGAGAATGACCGAAAAAACGCGGCAACTATACAAGCAATTAATTCAGGCGGTGCTGGTTCATATTGTGATTTAGATTTCTATACATCAGCAGGTACTGGTGCTACTAATACAAAATCTTTGAAGATAGCCTCCAACGGAGACATCAGCTTCTACAATAACATAGGAACCAGTCAAGCTTTATTCTGGGATGCATCAACTGAAAGATTGGGAATTGGTAATACTTTGCCTACCAGTGCTTTAGACGTAACAGGAACAGTAACTGCTGATGGTTTGACTGTTGATGGTGTTGCAAAAGTGCTTGGAACAGCAGCAAATACCATTGTAATTGCGGATGCTACTGAGACAAACGGGTATCAGTTAAAGGCTAATACAAGTGCATCTGCTGACTTTGGTCTTATCTTTGAAAATTTGGCTGGTAAAAATTTATTAAATATACAATCTAACGGAGACATCTACTTCTACGATGACACAGGAACTAGCGAAGCTATGTACTGGGATGCAAGTGCTGAAGCGCTTGGAATTGGAACGACTTCGCCAAACGCTAAGTTAGATGTAAGTTCAGCCACAGGTTCATCTTCTATCACACCAACAGAACTCCTAATAAGCAGCTCTACTCAGGCAGGTGATTGGAGTCTCACAGAGCCATGGGGTGTTCTTGGTTTTTATTCAGCAGACACTAGTGGTGGTGGTGCAGGAAGTCTAGCAGAAATTTCTGCAAACATGGAGAATACTGTAGGTGCTTTTGCTAGTTTAGATTTTAAACTGCAAAATTCTGCTCAGTCATATGCTAAAACAAGTTGGCTAACACTAAAAAATTCAAGCTCATTTGCAACCCGTCAAGTTCTTATAGAAGCTGACGGAGGTCTGTATGTAGAAGGCAACGTTGGAATTGGAACAAGTTCGCCTAGTGAAGAGCTTACAATCAGGTCATCTGTACCTAAAATTCAAATAGAAGATAGTGATGGAACTAATCAATATGGTCAGTTTTACCATTCAGCAGGAACTACAGCAATTCTAGCAAGAAATAATACTTCTGATGGAACTATAGTATTCCAAAAATATGATGGTACTACGACTGATGAAACCATGCGTATTGATTCTTCAGGCAACTTGTTGGTGGGTAAGTCCTCATCTTCTATAAGCGGTGCAGGGACATTTATTGAAGATGCAAGTATTGGCAATGCACGAATCAACCTCACATCTGAAAACACAGGGGCTACTGTTTTATCTTTTTATTATGATAATGGAACAACAGCTACTCAAGTTGGAACAATTGTTACATCTACAACAGCAACAACCTACAACACCTCATCAGACCAACGCCTCAAAGACGTTACAGGCGAAGCTCGTGGTTTAGAAGTCATTAACGAACTTAACCCAGTTGCATATAACTGGAAAGCAGATGGTAAAGCTGATGAAGGTCTTATAGCTCAAGAAGTGTTAGACATAGTGCCTAACGCTGTATCAGGTTCTGAAGAAGAGATGTATCAAATGGATTACAGTAAATTGGTAGTACATCTTGTAAAAGGCATGAAAGAACAACAAGCACAGATTGAAGCCTTACAATCTGAAATTAACTTACTTAAAGGAGAATAATTATGGCAATAGGATATACTTGGAACGTGTCAACAGTTGATACATACCCAACACTAGATGGTAATGCAGACGTTGTTTATAACGTGCATTGGAG